CTTCTTCTTGACCGGTTCCGTGACCGCTATGTTTCCGCTCAGTCCTACCGGTGTTTGCTCGCTCATGTCTGGCTCTCCCTTGGTAGTCTGTACCCGCATCGTGGGCACCGCTTGATCTTCGTCTTCGCTCCCCGTGGTCGGCCGTGGTAGTTCCTTCGGGGGTCGTGTCCCCGCCTGAACGGTCGTCCGCCGCCGCCCCTTCTACTCAACATACGTTGAGCCCTTGTCGGGTCCTAGAACGGCCCAGGATCGCACCGGGCCAGTTCCCGGTACGGCTACAGCGACCCCCTTGCCGATCGCCCAGGCTTGCCCCGAATCCGCCCCGATTCGCCCCCTTCCGGAAGAGCACTCTCAGGGCCATACGGCCAGGGCCTTCCGGGTAATCCCCCGAACCTCTTCCTCTGTCGCGGGCCGGGGTTCAGCGCTCACCCACCGATCGCTCACCCGGTAATACACGTGCGCCCGGTCACTGCTCGCTCCTGCCGTCCAGGTCTCGATCAGGCTCACCGCGCCGTCACTTGGTCGGCTCTCGTGAACCTCGTACTTGTTCTGTGCGTAGTCCTGCCCGCCCAGGAACATCGCCCGGTCTCGCTCTACCAGGTTGACAGGCACCGGCCCGCCGATCTCACAGCCCTTCGGCCCACAGACGATCTCCTGCTCGATGTACGGCTCACCGACGCCATCGGCCGGATCGACCACCCCGTACAGGATGTTCTCGATCTCACCGCTGATCACGTGGCTGATGAAGTTCCACGGGTGATCGTGGATCACCGTCACGTCCGGCACCCGGTGCTCGTGCGACCACACATGTAGCCTGAACCGGTTGTCGAACCTCAGGCGCAGCATCCCGAGCCCTTGCAGCGTCCAGCCCCGATAGACTGTCGCGTGTTCGAGGATGCCCTTGACCGTCGCTCTGATCGCGTCCTCGATCATGGCAGTAGCACGATGCGCTCGATCACCACGAGCGTCCAGATGAACAGGTTGAGCACGATTACTTGAATCATACGATCTCCTCGTCCTCCCTTGGTGCACGTTGAGGTTTGTTGCGCTCGGCTCTTGTCTCCGCCATGTACCGCGCGTGCTCGTTCACGGTCGGGAACCTCGGCTTCGGCGGCTCCTTCGGCCGATCGATCGGGTCCAGCTTCGGCGCGTACTTCTTCGTGCTGACCGACGAGCCCAGCCTAATCTTCGGCTCGCTCAGCACTACGCCCGCGCCTTCGGGCACCGGATCGCCCGGTCGCCAGTTGTTTCCAAGTCCGCACCCGCAATCACCGGGCGAGCATACCGGCATGTGACCCACGATCGTCGGAATGGGCATGCTCGCCGTGTGCGATGTCTTGCCCTCCTGTCCTTCGTGCAGCCATGTCGTGGTCAGCATCGTGTCCTGTTCGTCCAGGAACACCATCTTGCCCGTCACCGCGACGTTGCACACCGGACACCGGGGAGAGCGCGCGTCAGCGCTCGGGCCAGTCAGCGGCCGGAACGTGTAGCAGCCGCACCGGAAGCCTTCGCACGTGTTCGCGTTCCCGAGTCCGCGATGCGACGATGCCCAATGCCCGCATTCACACACCGAGTCATCGCGGTAGTTCTTGCCGTCGATCGACAAGATCACCGGACCAACGTACCGGCGTCCAGGCTCGCGGAACATCGAGTCAGGTGGTTTCACGGTGTTCCACTCTAACGGCGAGGCTAGCTCTGCCGCCAGCGAAGCGAATCCGGGCATCAGACTTCCTCACCATCGTGTACCTTTGGTGCGCGCCCCGTCAGTGGCGGGGGTTCGGGTGTCTTCGGCTCACGCTTCTGCTCTGCTCGCGTCCTTGCCCGTCGCGCTTTCACGCGCTCCCGCTTTGCGATCTCTTCGGCCGCGTCGTCGAACACCTTGCTCAACGGTACGATCCTCAGAATCGGCCTCTCGCGTGTCTCGCTGTTGTTCCAACACCCCGCGATCAAGCAGTCCTTCGTAGCTGGCACACCATGCTCGCAGAATCGCACCCCGGACGACACCCGCTTTGGTGAGCGGTTCGTTCCAGCCAACTCGGGCGGGAATGTCTCGGCTGACTTCTTCTTGCGGCGTACGAACACGTCGCAGGGGCAGAAGCCGCTCGCATCTTCGAGGTACACTACGCATCCTTTCCCTTTGCCGCCCGAGTAGTGGTTCGAGTCATCGTGCCCGCATCCCTGACACTTGCGTCCGTTCTTGTCCGCGTCTCGCTTCGGTGCCTTGCGGAGCGCGATGCACGCGTCACAGACAACGAACCGAATCTCGATTGTGTACCCGTGCGGGCACTTCCCTTGCTTCGCAGACATCTCACCGATAGCCCCCGCTCGGTGGCCCCTTTCGCTTGTCGATCGTCAGCGCGATCTCTTGCATGTCGTCGAGCGCCATCTGCCCGCGCCGCCAGTAGCCCGTGCACTCCACGATGTCCTGAGGCACAGTCTTGTTGTCGAGCGCGCTACACCGCACGATCGTCTCGCGATGCTCGACATCTCCGCGCGTCATGATCAGCGCACGCGAGCACGTGCGGCAGATGCCTCTGATCTCCGGCTTGCCCGCGTACTCGTCGTCAACGTTCTGAAGGCCCTGTGCCCGCGCGACTAGACAGATGTCTTTCTCTTCGCTCATGCGTTCCTTCTCCTGTACATGCGTCGGCAGTCCTTGCAGTCTGTGCGTGGCGGCAGGATGCCCTTGTACCGCTTGTGCACCTGACACTTGAACCGGTCCGTGTTCGACGCGATCTTCGTGAGCAGCCTCGGTATCTTCCGCGTCTCGTTGCATCGGAGCGGGTTCGTGTTGTCACGGATCACCTTCAGCAAGTCGCGGATGTCCATGAGCAACGCGACCTGAACATGCGAGCCCCATTCGAGCGCCCCGTCCGGCAGGTTCCAATCGGCGAATGCGTGTCGAGCCATCAGCGATCCTCCACGTCGATTGCGTTCTGATCCGCGACAGCTTGTGATGCAAGCAGCCGTTCCTTGTACCACTCGGCCATGCCCGCCGTGATGCCTCGGCTGATCTGCGGCCAGGCCCACGCGAACAACTTCGTCTTGATCTCTTCCTCGAACTCTTCCTTCACGTCATGCGGCACTTCGATGAACAGGTTGCCGATGTCGCGCGGCGAGCCTTCGAGCCTGCCCGACTCTTCGAGATGCTGTACGGCTTTCGACCACCGCGCCGGGGTCCGCAGCCAATTGATGACTTGCTGCACGATCTCGCCTTGCTTTGGGTTCTCGTCCTTCCAGGACACGTCGTGCACTTCCTTGAAGGAGTCGCTGACGTACTTGCCGAACAGAATCTTCTTGTCCTTGCCGAACCGGGTGTAGTTCTTCACCACGAACCCTTCGATCTTCTGTCCACCGAGAACGCTCGTGCGGTCCAGGAAACTCTTCAACGTCTCCATGTCAGTGACCCAGCCCTCGTACAGGAGCGGCACCGTTTCGAGCCCGATGCGCTCGGCTTCGGCCATCTTGTCGAAGTACGGCAGGTAACGCTCTTCACCGATCGAAATGTCGAAGACGATCAGGTTGTCCTTCGGTACACGATCGTACGCGAGCGCATTGTGCTTCGGCTTCTGAAGGTACTCGGCCCGGTATGTCCAGCCGGGTGTCAGGTCCTTCGAGCGCGCCAGCACGGAGTCGATTGCGCGTTGGAACATCTTCTCGCTCGATACACCATCGGGCGACACGAAAATCTCGCGTCCCTTCGAGCGGACTTTGATCACGTCCGGCCCGACCAACTCCCCGAGCACGTTCAACTGGTGGAACCGGCCGAACGAGAACTGTGAACCGTCCACTTTCTCTTCGACCGTCACCGGATCGAGGAACAGCGTGGTGAGCGCATTGTGCCCGAGCGCGAACGACGAAGCGTAGCTGTGCCAGGAACTCATTAGTGCGGCCCTCCGTATTCGCCTTCACCGTATCGTTGGTTGTCGATCTCTTCGAGCCACTGTGCTTCGATTACGAACGGATCATCCGTGCACTCCTGGAAACGATGCAGCACCGCGTACTGACCGTCGCTGTACTGCTTGTAGGGCGCAGCTTGATAGTCGGTCTCGAACTTCCGCGCTCCCTGGATCGCTGCCTCACACACTTCGCGGGTCGGGTACGGCCCCATGTACTCCGCGTGCATGTACGGCGGAGCCGCAGTCACGATCAGCATGAAGGTCCAAGCCGCGACCGGCATCACTTCTCCGTGTAGCCCACCGGGCGCGAGCCTTCTTGAAACCGGTAGCGTACGCCGCAGTTCTCCATCGCCGCCACACCGAGCGCCGCCACCTTGCGCGTCGTGTTCAGAGCGAACTCAGTCGCGAACGGCTCTTCGCGCCGCGCCATCACGTGAATGGCCTCTTCGACATAGTCCTTCATGTACACGAGCCATTCGAGAATGTTCTCGTGCCGCCCGGCACTCGCCGTCACGTCCGGCGTCCACTTCGAGTCCTGGTAAGCACGCTCGCCGTCCAGTGCTCCGTACACTTCCTGTCTCGTCGCTTTCATCGATTGTCCCCCTCCGCTCGAATGACGTTGCGCCTCGTTCTGTCCGCCAGCTTCTCGACGTTCCACGCCGCGATGTCGCTCAGCTTGATGCCCAGCGACGAGGCACAGAACGCGATCATCCGCACAACCTCGGCGAGCATCCGAGCCAACTCCAACTCCTGCTCGAACGTCAGCACGTCGGTCTGACCGTTGCGGTAGTACTTCTTCACCTTGTCCACCGTGCGCCCGACCTTCGCTGAGAGAGCCTGCGAGTAGTGCGTCACCGAGAACGTCGGCACACCGACGTGCTCCTGATAGTCGTCGAACGTGACAGAGAGCAGGTAATCGTACGGCTTCACGCCGATCTTGTAGAACGATCGGATCGCGTACCACAGCACGTCGCCCAATTCCTTGCCCATCTCGTGAATCGCGTCGAGTCCGGGCCACGAACGGAACGAGAAGTCGATCACCTTCTCAGTGAACTCGCCCGTCTCACCCGCGAGCCCGAGCATGTAGTACCACAGCGGCGTCGAGCCCTTGCCGTAGCTTTCCAGGCCCGACTGATCAAACGCGGCGATCATCCGGCTGTAGTCGGCGAACTCGAACTTCGAGCGATCACTCGGGATGTACTTGTCAGCCTCGATCGCCTTGATCACAGTTCCAGTGTTCTCCATTCGCTTTCTCCTTGGTAACGGTAGCGAACGGGTCCGCTCACCGTCACGAAAATGTGCGCGCCGAACTCGGGCTCGTGCTTGTACACGATCGTGGTGCGCGCGTCCCACTCAGCCTCAGCCACGCGGAGTCGCTTGTCCGCGAGGTTGTCGTCTCGAATGTGCGTCAGCGTTATCACCGGCTCCTCCGCCTTGAACTCACGGATGAAGTTGGCCCGGTGCGCGACCGTATCGACTTGGACTTGAATGCGAGCCATCATCCCCTCCACACGCCGATAGCACTGATTACGAACCACGCCGCGTTGAGCGCCAGCATCGGGTAGCTCTTCCGCTCCCAGGAGTGAAACCCCATCATCAGGGACGTGATCATCCCGATGCCAACGTACGGGACCTTGCCGATCACGCCCACCGAGAACGCGATGTACGTGGCGAGGATCAGCACCATCGCCGCGTGCCCGATGACTGTGCTCCACGTCTTGATTGGCTGCGACATCACCGACTCTTGTCCGCGACTTCGTCTGTCGTGTACAGGCGCGGATCGCGGTTGCCGTATTGATCATCAATCGCGCGTAGGTGCTCGATGCGATCGATGATCGGCGGGATGAAGCGTGGCTTCGTCCCAGCGATCACGTACACGTGCTTGCGAAGGAACGCGATCGCATCCTCGACCGTCGCGAACTGCTTCGCGATGAACTTCCCCAGGAACGGGTGCAGCTTGAACATCTTCGTGTTTCCGTGTCCAGTGTAGTCCGGATCGAGGATCGCATAGATCAGCTTCTTGCGCGTGCTCGGTGCCGTGGCCCACCCGAACTCGACGAGCGTCCCGATGTTAGGGTAGCCCTGTGACAGCGCGCGGAAGTTGAACAGCACGATGTCCGACTCCTGCACGTAGAACTGATCGTGGTTCGTGATGAAGTCCGCGTCGGACGGCGCGCCGCTCACGGTCCAGTTCCCATCGGCGTCCATTGTCTTGCCGCCCAGCGGGCTCATGATGCTCACCGGGTGATCGCGGAGCGCGGTGATCACGTCTTCGCGCCACGCAATATCCTCGGGATGGTCGTCGCGGATCGCACCGGCTAGGTACATCCTCAGGACTTTGTCGGCCATCACTTCGCCCCTTTCAGCTTGTAGAGTTTGTGACCCGTCTCGCACACACGCCACTTCGGCCGCGTGCGTGCCGTCTTCGCACCGCAGTACCCGCAGAGCGGCGTCTCGAAGCGAAGCGTGTTACGAGACTTCGGTGCGCTCGCTCCGACTCTCTGATTCTTGCTGACCTTTGCTCCCGCCATCGCTGTCTCCTTTCAGTAGCCGCCCGTCGAAGTCACTGCTCAGATACTCGACGATCCGTTTGTACATCTCGATCTCAGTGTCTCGTGCTCGCCCCACTCGGTGTCGATTACAAACGAAACACAGTATCCCGCGCACCCTGAACGTCGCGTGGCAGTGATCGACGAAGAAGATCACCGGCTCACCTTTGTCGTCAACAGGAAGCCGCTCACAAATTTTGCAGCGGCCACCTTGAAGCGACAGCATTTCCTCATACTGCTCTAGCGTGATGCCGTACCTTTTCAGCAACAGCCTGTTACGTCTCCGCCGCTTGACATCATCTAGTTTGGCGCGTGTCCGGTTGTACTCCCTTAACTTCTCGCGGTTCAAGTCGCGCCACGCCTGACTGCGTTTCCGTGCGTGATACTTGCACCAGCCTACCGGTCGTCCTTGGTCTCTGACTGCACGGCAGTCGTCACATAAGTCTGGTGACCGCCTATCCGGACGCGGCACGCCTGCGTCTTTCCGTTTCGCTCGTGTACTGCCATCAGCCCGAATCGTCACTCCGCGAGCGTAGCCTTCACCCGCTCCATCTCGACTTCGAGCATGTTGACCCACACCTGGATCGTGTCGTCGAAACTGTTCTGCGCAGCTTCGTTGAACCACGTCTCCACGAGCCACTTCGCGACAGGCTCGGAGACTTCGAGATGCGACGGGTAGGCGCGAAGCTGAACCTGTAGCTCGCCCCACCATTTGCCCGGCTTCGTTCCATCCGCGAGCACGCGCGGGATCATCGGAACATCGCCCACCATGTACCGGGCGCGGACCGCCAAGTGCAGGAGCGTCGCGCTGACTCGCCGTGAGAACGGTTCCAGCTTGTCGATCTCTTCGGTCTTGATCCGGTTCGCCATCTCCAACACTTCGGCCTTCGTGATCTCCTTCGGCACGAGGGTCAGAGCACTCTCGATCCGGCTCTTGATGGCCTCGACTTCGTTTCTGTCGAGGAACCTCTGTCGGTCGTCACTCTTTAGCTGATACGCTAGGTCCAAATTGATGTTCACCGCTCCATGTCCTTTCGCGCGTGTCTCGCGCCGTGTTTCGATCTTGTCTCGCATCAGCCGCCAAGGTTTCATGTAGTGTCGCCCGGCTCGGTGTTTTGAGCCGGGCGTTTCTCCTTTGCTTGTGCTCGACTCCGGGTTAAGGAGTCTGCGGGCCTCGATCCAGCTTCGTCGTGCTTGGGCGCGGGTCGCTGAGCGGACGCTCGAACGTGAACCCGTACCGGCTCATGCACTGCTTCAGCCACACGCTGTTGTGCACCACGCCGTAGTAGCTGTAGCTGAAGCTACCGTTCGTGTACAGCGTGCCCAACTCCACGTCGAGCCGCTGCGAGTCCCTGCACGCGCGGAACACGTCGTACGTGTACTCCTGCGCGGGGGTCAGGAAACGAGTGCCCTTGCGCTCACCCGGCTTCACGATGTCGCCGCGACCGGTTCCAGGGACGCTCACGCTCATGCCACCGTCACCACCGACCGACATGGAGCCCGTCGAAGAGGATGAGCCGCCCTTGCCGCCGCCGTCGCCACCACGCCCACCACCATCGCCGCCATGTCCGCCGCCGTCACCGCCATGCCCACCGCCATTGTTCCCGCCACCGTTGCCGTTCCCGCCGCCGTTGTTGCCGCCATGCGAGCCCGTGTTCCCGGCGTTGGTCCCGTTGCTTCCTTGGTTCCCGCCGCCTTGATTGCCGACGCCGTTGCCGCTGTTGCCGGAGCCGCTGTTGCCAGCCCCGCCGCTGCCACCGACACCGTTCGAGGAACCGCTGTTACCGCCGCCGTTGCCGCCCTTCGCGGCAAACGACTCGGCAACAGGCGCGAACACCATCGCCACGATCGCCACCAGTCCGATCAGTCTCTTCATACGCCCCTCCTGTTGTTTGGTCGTTGCCGCGTTGCGGGCGGCTCCGCTGGGTTGAAGTACCCTTCTACCTAGTTAGGTAAACTGCACAGTCGCCCCGTTTTCGTCGTACACGATTGTCCACGTCACGTCCGGATTCGCGAGCCCTGCTAGCTCTTCGCTATGCGTGATCAATAGCACCGTGCGCGTCTTCGCCTGAGCCCGGAGCCACGCACAGGCCATCTCCTTGCCCCGGCTGTCGAGCGCATCGAACGGCTCGTCGTACGCCTTCAGCGGAAACGGCCGGGCGCTTCGACTTTCCGATAAATCCTGGACCGCCGCGAACGTCGCCAAGTCTACACGCCTGTCCTGTCCGCCCGAGCCCGAGTCGGGACCTTCACCGCCCCATGCCCAGGTCGGCGTGAACGAGATGCGCTCCTTCGTGCCGCCTTTCTTCAGCGGGGTTGTTGCCGCCATGCGGTTCGTTGCCTCACCCGCCGTCAAGGCTTCCAGGTGTTCGACCATGCGATCGTTCACGAAATCGGCGACGTTGTCCACCATGAGCGACCGGATGCCGCGATCGCTGAACGCGTCTACACAGTACTCGGCCAGGTCCACCGCGATCGCTGCCTTGTCCATCCGCCCACGCTCACGAGCGATTCGCGCCGTCAGGAGTGTGACCTTCTCACTCGCGCGGGCCAGAGCCTCAGAGCCGTCCCACTTCTCGTCCTTGATCCTCCGCCACTCGGCTTCAGCCTTCGCGGCTTCAGCTTCGAGTCGGGCTAGGTCATCGGCCAGTCTCTTACGCCGGGCCGGTGTCGTCTTCTCTTCCAGGCGCATGATCATCCGACTCAGGTCTTCGGTGCCGCCTACGATCGCGCGGAGCACAGCTTGCTGAGCCTCTACCGCTTCGAGCGCAGCCGCCGACGCGCCCAGGCACTTGCGATATTCTTTTGCTGCCAGGTCAGATTGAAGTGCCAGAGGTTTGCGCTGTATGGCGAACCGGTCCCTCACCAAGGACCACGCGCCTTCGATTACGCTCAGGCACTCGGGACACTCGCTGTGCTTCAACAGCCGCTCTAGCTTCTCGTCATGGCGTCGCAGGTTTGTCCCAGCCTCGTCCTGTAGCGCACCGGCTTCGTCTTCAGCCTGACGAGTGAGAGACAGCGCGGCCTCGCACTCGATCAGCTTCGACTCTTCAAACCGCGCCCGCTCTAGAATCTTCGCGTCAATGCCAATCTCTCTGATGTCTGCCCTAAGCGTTGCGATCGACCCGGCTATGCCCGTCGTCTTCGCCTTGCTCAGCTTCAGCCGCTCGAACTGTCGAACCTCGAACTGGTTGCGAATGTCGGTCAACGTCTTGATCTGATTCTTCGTCTCTTCGAGCACCATGCTGTCATCGCTGACACCGCTCTCGATCTCACCCATCGTCGCCACTAGATTCTTCCGCCAGTCGGCCGCGTTCCGCCGTGGCTCCGAGTAGTCGAGTCCCTGAATCTCGTCGAGCATCTTCATCTGCTCAGCTTGGTCCGCGTGCGCGAACCGATCGAACGAGCCCTGACCGAACACCACCGCGTTACGGAACGTGTGCATACCGAAACCCAGGCGCGACTCGATCGCTGCCTGCACTACGTCCATGTTCGAGTCGGGCGGTACGTCGAGCCCTTCGACGCGCAGTGAGGCTGGACGCCGGGTGCGTATCACGGACCATGCGCCTAGATCGTCCTCTAGGTCAATCCTCACGGAACACTGGCCCTCTGTGAATCGGCAAGCAACGGCGTCCGCCTTGCGCCCTTTCAGGTCCTCACCGAACAGGACCCAGGCGATTGCGTGCAGCACACTCGTCTTCCCTGACCCGTTGTCGTTCGACGACGCTGAGACCCTGTTGTTACCCCGGATCAACACGAGCCCCTGATTCGCGAGCGGGAAGTATGTGTACTCGCGGAATGGGAGGAAGTTCTCGACACCGATGCCCTTGATCATGCTTCGGCTCCCCACAGCCGCATCATGGCCTTCTTCACCTGCTCGGCCGACACGCCCTTCGGTACCGGGCGACTCGCAATGTACGCCTCGATGATCTGCGTCCGCGTCATCGCCGCGTGAATCTCCGTGCGCTGCCGGTTCACAATCTTCGTCGGCCGCTCTGTAATTTGCAGCCACCGGTATCTCAACGCCTTCGCGTCGATCGCTTCCTTCGTCCATCGCGCCGAGTCCGTGACGATGCGCACGAAGTCACTGTCGTCGGCGTTGAGCAGGACCTCAGGAAGAATCTCACAGTCCTGTAGCTCGACGTGAATGAACCGGGGCGACTCGATCGGATGGAAGTGCACACTACCAACTTCCAAGTCCACGAGCAGGCACCCCTTCGCCTGATTGCGCTCGCCCCAATTCTGTTGGTAGGGCGAGCCCGGATAGTAGACTTCGCCACGCCACGGGCCGGGCACTCGAATCTTGCCGTGCTGCTCTATACGCTCCCACCGTGCGACACGGCCGGTCTTCGGATCGGACGGGAGTCGCATCTGCGCGCCGTGAATGTCACCGAACAGTGCGAGCGGCGGCTGACCGTACTCGGACAACTCGATGCCCGCGTTCTGTAGCTGTAGGTCTTCGGCTCCGATGATCGCTCCGGCCAGGAATGCGTGAGCCACGATCGGGAGATGGCTGTTCGACTTCACCGGTCTCAGGTCCGCGCCGTGCGGCACGTACAGCACACCCTCACAGTCCTGAGCCTCACCATCGATCACCGTAGCGACTTCGTAGAACGGCTGAAGTCCCGAGCCACCGAGCCCGGCACCGTCATGGTTCCCCGCGATCATCACCTTGCGAAGGTCGGGATACTTGCGGAGGATTTCGAGCGAGCCCGTGAGCGCTTCCTGCGGCCAGGTGTTCTTCGGCATCTTGAAGTCACCGGCCATCACCCACGTGGCCTCGTATTCGTCGGCCAGGTCCAGGGTTTGCTTCAGAGCGCTGAGCCCGTCGCGAAGACGGTCTGCTCCGTTGTCCCGTGAGCAGACTTTGAAGGGGTGTATGTGTACATCGGCTGTGACGAGCAGCCGCCCTCTCATTCGTCGCCCGGCTCTTCGGTCAGGTCGGGCGCGTCGGTCGGTAGCTCGTCCGGCTTGTCTTCAAGCACGTCCTGAGCCCCGAGACCAACCGCGTCGTACTCGCCAGCGTTCAGCTTCTCGCTGAGCCACTTCAGCCACTCGTTCTTGTTCGGGTGCAGCGTGTTCGCCATCGAGAACTCGCTGAGCCCGTCCGATGACGTGGTGAGCAGGCCCTCGAAAATCAGCCGCTCCATCAAGCCCTCCCACGCATTGATACCGCGTCGGAAGTCGAGATAGAAGTCCGCCGTCGTGTCGAACGTCATCGCCATCTTCGTCTTCGTGATCTTCGCCCGGATGTACCGACCACGCACGCGCGAGGCTTCGAGATTGTACGTCAGGCCCAGGCGCTTCAAGGCTTCCTTGGTCAGCCCGGTCTCGCGAGCCGGATCGCGCACGAACCCGGAGCCGGGTCGCGGTGCGGCCGACAACATGACTTCGAGCGACGCATAGAAGTGCGGCGGGTTCCCGCCCGGCGTCCGCTTCTTCGGGCCGAACATCACGCCGACGTTATCGCGTGTCTGATTGAGCATCACGAGCGTCGTCGGATAGCGTGCGGACATCGTCGCGAATCGCCGGAGCCCAACGCCCAGGACTTCACCGCGTCCGCCACCGTACCGCCAGCCGCCCGCTTCGCTGAGTCCTTGGCCCGCGCTCTTCTCGGCCTCGGTGGAGTCGAGCGAGTCCCAGCCCCACAGGATCGGGATTTCGTCGTTCTCCTTGCGAACGGTCTCGTGCCACTTCTCGAACAGGTCGAAGCCTTCCTCGAATGTGCGCGGCTTCTGCACGATCAGAAGATCGAGCGGCAGACCGATCGCCTTCGCGAAGTACGGGTCCGCCGTGCCCTCGGTCTCGGTGCGCACCGCGAGCCCTTGCAGGTCCACGAGCGTTGACTTGAACCCGTGATCGAGGATCAGCGATTTGCCGGTGGACCACTCACCCGCAATGTGGATCGTTCGACCGTAGCGCGGACCGATCGGGAAGCCACCGGGGTTCCCGCCAGAGAACAGACGATCGAGCGCGAGTGAGCCCGTGCTTGCGAACACGGACGGGCGCTCGTACTCCTTCGCCGCCACGCCGGTCTGTGAAGTCCTGAACTCCTTCTTCACCGCAGCCTGCGCCAGTTTGATCAGTTCCTTGCGTTCATCCTTACCCATGATCTCCTCGTATGTTGGTGGGTGCCGATAGGACGCCTGACCCCACTCCCGTCCCTCGACATTTCCCGCTCGCGCTTCGGTCACTAGCGATTAGGCATTGCCGGGACTACCGGTTACCTTCCGCTATCAGTCAGGTCACGCTACTCCGCATCGCGGTTGCTAGCCTTGGCGACGCGGGATTTCTACCGCCGCCCGCCCGTCTTCGGACCCGCCACCTTCGGAGGTTGCGGTGCTCCTGCCTTCGGAGCCTGAGCCGGGCTCGGCACCATGAACTCGTCCGCCATGTCGGGGGCCTGAGCGGTCTCGGGCTCCGCATCGGGCTGAGCCTCGGGGGCCTCTCCCTGCTCGGCGGCTACCTGATCGTCCATCTGCTTCTTCGCCGTGACTTCGGCGCGCATCGCGTCGTTCATCTCGTCGGGCTCGGGGTCACGCCCGTAGAACGCCTTGAACAACTCCAACGGCGTCTTCATCTCGTCCTTCAGCATCTTGTCCAGGTCCACGAGCATGCCAGGCCAGCCGTTGAACTGCGCGGCTTGCTTCGCATCGAACAACGGCGACGGCTTCGGCGAGCAGTCCACCTTCCACCGATCGTTCCCGCTCTTCGCCGGGCGCGACAGCTTGATGTCGTAGCCCTCCTTGTGATCACCGATGTTGCCGCGTGCGAACGACTCGTCGGAGCCGCCCGTCATGATGTCGGTCACCTGGTTGTACACGGTGCCCGGCACAGCCATGATGCGGAAGTCGGCCTTGCCGTCCGCCGTCTTGCGTGGGTTCCCCACCACGGCGTTGAAGATGAACACTTCCTTCGCCTGGATTCGCTTCCCGTACTTCTTCTCGTCTTCGTTGCTCGACGAGAGCGCGACCTTCGCGGCCACGCAAATCGGGCACTCGATGCCCTCGTCAGCCGTCTTCGGACACCACGCGTGCATGACCTTGCCGCCGTCCGCGTCCCACCAGTGCTCGATCGCGGGTACGAAGATCGGCTCGTCGCCGGACACGTACTCCGGGTTCGGCACCAGCTTGCCATCCTTCATGATGGCAACGGACCAGTGCGGACCGAACCGAACGACAACCTCGCCGCCCTGCTCGACGATCGCGTTCTTGCCGTTGAGCGTCCAGGACTTCGTGAACGTCCCCGACGCCATCTTCTCCTTCACTTCGGCTTGCTTCTTCTGCATGAACTTCTTCGCTGCCTCGGACAACCCTGCCATGATCGTGACCTTTCTGCCCTTGCGGCTCTGCGCCTAGCGGGCGGTTGTGCCGGGAGTGTTCGTGCCCCGGCTTCCACGTGCGCGGGCTGCTAGCTCCTGCGCTTGTTTCTCGCTGATCGAAATACGGCTTCCCATCTCGGCTCTGAAGTTTGACGCGAGCGCAAGCATGCTGTCCTTCTTTTGCTCGCCGATGGTTTTCTTCCCGACCGTCAGTAGCTCCAACGTCTCCTTGGCCTCATTCACCGCGAGCGACGCCGTTACACGCCGCTCGTCTTTCTTCATACATGCCTTGATCGCGTCCACCGGAGAGCCGATCGACGCACGGTACTGCTCGAACAACTCGGCTTCCAGGACTTCGAGCCGGGTCACCAAGTCGTCGTACACCCGACGAGCCCGTGCTTCGAGGACACCCCACACCGCGTACAGGCCGGGGTTCTTCGAGATGGCATCGTTCAAGGCCGAGTAGTTGGAGTCGATCTCAGCTTGGTTCGAGAGGTTGAAGTCAAACCCTTCGGTGCGGACGGTCACAGGTGCTTTCATGTGCTCCTACCTAGTTAGGTAAACTGTTCACCGCTTCGGCATCGGCGTGAGCCCAAACTCTTTCGCCACCAGATTGTAGTCGCACAGGTTCGCCATGTCCGGCCCTACCGACAGGTCAATCCGGTACGGTACGTCAGCCTCTAGACGCCAGTCCAGAGGCAACGCGTGGCAACGTCTCCACAGGAGCATCATGGTCGGCTCGATATGGCCGGGCGCGCCATCAAACCACCCCGAGTCGTGGACGGTGTTGTTGTGCCAGGCCCGGAGCGGCTTACCGCCCGGTCCTCGGCCTTCGTGCATCTGCCAGTCCGCTGCCTCGGGGAAGTGCACACCCTCTGCCTGCCACATGGAGGGCACCTGTAGCCCACCCATCGATTCGACCAGGCCCTCACCGTGGTACGCGAGCGCCAGCATCCAAAAGTTGTCCGTGGCGTTCATGCTCTGAGTCGGCGTGTTCGCCGCCACGTGGAACTGATGATTCAACTGCCGCTTCATCTCCTTCTCGTTCCGCCCATCGCCAGTGTCGAACATGTAGCCGGGGAACTTCGGGTCCGAGCCCCACGCACCGACGTAGTCTTCGTCGAACGTCACGCCTTGCGGGAGAGGGATCGAGCGCCGTCGCCCGTACGCATCCTCGCTGTAACCGATCCAATTCCCTGACTCCGCCGCGCGTCGGCCCAGCGTGATGATGTCGTAGCTGTACAGGTCCGTGAGTCCGGCGTATCCCTTGTTGAAGTTGTTATGCGCCTTCTGTGCCATGTCATCGTCGAGCCACAGCCGCGCCTTCTTCCAAATCGTGCCCTGCACCGTGCGCCACGTCGCACCGAAAATCTCGGCGAAGAACGTCTGCTTCCCGACCGCGTCGCGCTCGTACGAGCCTTTCTTGAACGTGCCGTCCGGCTTCTCATAGATCAGCGCTGCCGTATATCCGTGCACGTCCTTACCCAGGCGAATGTAGTCCCACGTCGTACGGTCGGACTTCGGCACCCACCGATACAGGAGCACACCAGCCCGGATCGCAGCCTCGGCACCGCTGATGTCCCACCGGCCGCACCATCCGTGAACGCGGGGGTCCCAGCCGCCAAAGTTTCCCTTCTTCGGGTCCCACTCGCGTACGCGGAACGGAGCCACGCGCGGGACAATGCAGGACTTGATGCCGTCCGCTACGTCCTTGTCCGCGCGCTCGGCGATGCCGTGCACGGGCGGGTTGCTCGCGCTGATGCGGCTCGTGCGCAATGCCCAATTGTACGAAGCATGAATCGCACCATCCGCTCGGCACAGGTTCTCGAATTTGTCCAAGTACTTCGTGATCGCCCCGGCCAACGATCGCACCTTAAGGATCGCACGCACTACCTCGATGTCCTTGCCGCTCTTGTTGCTCGGAGTCGGGACATTGGGCACCGAGAGCGACGCGAACCACGAGAGCACTTCCGCGCTCGTCGAGTAGTCGCCCTTCTGCCCCTGCATCATCTCCTGACGCATCTCCCAGGATTTCATCTGCTCGGGGAACGTCAGGTTGAGCCCGGCCTTCGTAAAGAGAAAGTCCGCCACCTTCTTCGCATTGATACCGTGCTTCTCGGCGGAGAACTTCAGCTTGCCGCCACTCACGTCTGAGACCAGCTTCTCTTCGCGCGCCAACTGATCAGCGAAACGCGTTCGCACTTCACGCACGCGCTCCTTGTCGATTGGCAGTCCTGCCCGGCGTATCGCCGAGATGGCGACATTGGCCGGGACCAGGATTTGGCGATAGTAGGTTTCCAGGTTCACTTGCCGAATTTCTCCGCGAGGTACTTCTTCACGTCCGTGTTCATCCTCGGGTAATCGGGCCTTACCTCGTCACTCTTCAGGTCGCGCTGCTTCGCCTCGTTCGCATCGAGCACCGGACGATGCGCTGCCAGGAGTGCGTCAACCAGCTTCATCTGCTCAGCCGCCGTGCCGAAAGCCGGAACGTCGAGGATCAGATGGTCGCAGGACCAGGCGTCAAGGATGATTGCCACGCACGCACTGATATGCGCTACGTGCGGCATGCCGTCTTCCTCGTCGAACCACTGCCCGTCCTTCACCCCGTTGGTGTGTCTCTCGATCGCTTCGAGGTACACGGACAGACGCACGGCCTTCATGCGCCAGTTCATGCCGTCGTAGCCCCACACGTCGTACAACTCCCCGTACTTCGAGCGGCCGGTCGCCATCACGCCCGCCGTCCATATCGCGAGCGCCGGGGGAACGAGACGCAGCGGAGTCTTCTTGATGCCAAGTATGTCCTTGGGGTTTGTCTTGTCAGCCACGGTCACACGCTCCATTTCAGGTAGTCTGCTCGACTGATGCGGTCGTGCAGAAGGTCGCATAGCTCGAACGTGTAGCAGGCGTCACCGATCGCACCATCAGCGACTTCTGCCAGCGATGCGTCACGCATCTTCGACTTGTCGTACCCAACCCAATACTGCGGTCGGCCCAGCACGTCAACAACGGCTTTCTCCAAACGGAGCGAGTCGTGAGTACCGTCTCCGAGCGCAATCATGGCAAGCATGCCATCACCCGCCCGGTTGCACACACCATCCGCTGCCAGCTTCGTGTACGTTACGCCCTCTTCGTCGTAGTGCCCGCTGAACGTCTCCTTCTCGGCCTCGCTCGCGAAGACCGGCGTGAACAACTCACTGGCAATCACGAGCCCGTCGCCTTCGTTGTAGTCGATCAGGTCCACATACGCGCCCTCGTTCACCGCCCAGGAGAACCCGATACCGCGCAACCGAAAGTCCGGATGGCATGGATCGGTCGCCACGTCGCGACGGCTCGGGAACTCCTTGGCGTCGTATGCCTCGATGTCGAATGCCCACGGTCCCGGATGCGCGGCAAGCCGCGCCAGGAACTCGCGAGCGTCGAGCGGGTTCGCGTACACCTGAGACTTAATCGTCCCGAGCGGTGCTTCCTGCATACTGCTCGACATACGAGCGATGTCCGCAAAGAACTCCGCACGCCGCGCTTCGGGGTTACGGTCGGCGAGGATGTCACGCGGGTGACGCGCGACGAAGCACTTGCGACCGTTCTTGTCTTCGATCCAGAGCCCCCGGTACGCGCCCACCTTCGGCTTGCGGCCTTTCTCCGAACGCCAGAACGCACCGAGCGCACGATCCCCCAGGAGCAGGATCGGAGCCGTGGACTGTGCTAGGTCAGGCTTCAAGTACCGTAGGCACCGCTTCTCACCGCGCTGATGGATCGCATGCCCCAGGTCATCGTTGTACGCGCGGCACCGCGAGAGGTTCATGTACTGTACCGCTTCAAGGTCCCAGCCCGAGTCAGTCAATGCGGCGTCGATCATGTCCTTCACGTCGCCCGCAAATGGCTTCTCGATGAACTCCGCTGCCTCGTCCGGCGCATCACCGATCACCACGAGCGCGGGGGATGACAGGAGCAACGGAACGATCTTACAGCCTGCTCGTTCGTACTCGCAGCCGACGCACGGCGAGACCGGTTCCTTGACCTTCTTCGGTTTTGGAACGAAAGGACGATTTTTCATCGCGTCGGCCACTCCGATCGAGGACGCAGTTTAGCCTTTGCGTTCTCGGGGATGTCACCCACGAACCGAACGAACACGTGCTTGGTCTCAACTTTCACGATGCACCAGCCCTCAGCTTTCGCTTGTGCGAAGTTCAAGCCTTTGCCTCGAAACAACTTCGACTGTCCTGGTGCGCGATCGCTCGTCACCACGCCCGGCTCAACCTCTCGCCACGTACCGGGCGGGAGCGTCGAATACCGCCACCGGCCCCCGCCTCGACCCACATTGCGGCCCAGGTAGTGCCACCGACTGTCCGCCTTGTACACCTGACCACTCTCATCCGCGTACGGATCAGCATAGGCCACGAAAACCGTCCAGCCGTACTTCGCCGATGCTTGCTCGATCGAGTCCGTTATCGCCTTATGCGCGGTGTTGTCCGGCGCGTGTCGTCGGCTCGCTCCACGTTCGAGACAAATCATCTTCTTGTACTCCACACCCAGGTACGTGTGCAGCTTGCCGGGCATGATGCCAAAGCACTCGGCGTTAAGTAGCTCGTCGTCGAGGAACGTGCCGTACACCGCTTTCGGCATTCCCAGCTTGCCCAGGTATTCATATCGCTCGATGAACTCCCGTGCCTGCTCTATGGTGATCTCCCGTGTCACGAGCCGTTTGCGCTCGCTCGCCGGGTACTTCTCTCGGTTCAGGTCCGTGCTCATACGCTTCTCGAATTGCGTAGGCATAGCACCCCGACGCCATACGGGCGCGGGAGTGGACTTGGAGGGACGGTCGGTCATTCCGCCCTCCGCAAGCATGGTGTGCCTGTGTGCACCTTACACCACTCCAAGTCAGTCACTCCTACAGGTTTCCGATCTGCGTCAGATAGATGCCCGCCAACATCTCGATCCGCTTGGCGCGGCTTAACTCCTTGATCCTCTCCAACGTTGTAGCACGCGCTTTCGTTTCCTTACCGATCGTGGCAAGAGCCTTCTTCGAGAAAGCACGCATGCCGCGCGTCCGCTTTACCGACCCCATCGCAACAATCTCAACGATGGTCGGTCGGCGGGTCTTAAACGCCACGAGCAGTTCCAGCAAGAACTCCCGCGCCTTGTCGCGGTTGCTTCGATTGGCTCGATCCTTCGTACCGAGAGCACTCGGCTGATCGAGTGCTTCCAGCACCTTCGAGATGTCCGTGCCCACGGCTTGCGCGTCAGTGAACATCTCAGCGAACGCTTTCAGGATTGCCGTGGCCGACACGCTGGTCTCACCGGTAGGCTTCCAGAACAGATTCTTCGTCAGCTTCTCGTCGTTTACGTCGCGGAGAAACGCCGCACTCGCGGCTGAGCACGAACGGATACGAATATCCGACGTGACCGCTCGGACTCGATTGAGCAAGTAGAACAGGTTGGCCTCTAGCTCGACATCATCGAACTCGAACAGACGCACGGACATCACCGAGCGAGTCTGGACTGCCGCTCGCCAGGTCTGCCCGCCGTCGATAATTGCGATGTCTCCGTTCTTGCGAAGCACCGCAGACTTGACGGCTGGAATGATGCCGCCCGCTCTGAGGGTAGCGGCGATCGACTCAACCTCGCTCGTGGCTCCCCTCTGGTAGTGCTCCACGTCGATGATCACCCGGTGTCTGCCATTGACGGTCTTGCCGTCGCGCACAATCACCGCGCCATCGCCGTCAGGCATGAGCGCAACACCGTCTGTGTACTGCTTCAACCGTCGATCCGAAAACACCGCGTACGGGTCCAGATACTTCTCGTCATCCTGCTCTACTGGCTTCATGATGCTCTCCTTTTTCTATGCCCCAAGTTCCCGTCCAGGGCGGAACGTCATCGGCAACCGGCCGACATTCGGTGGGATACTACCCGTTTATGGTGTCTGACTTCCCGAACGGCCGAACGGACGCCACGAGGCGCGCTTCACCTTGATCTCCCCGCCCGACAGACGGTCGCTCGTCTGCCCGACGTGCTTGTACATCACCGGAGCCGGAGCGGGAGCCACGTGCGACGCCACCACGATCGGCGGAGCAGTCTCCTTGATCACCCGCGATACCTTCGGCTCCGACTTCGGAACCATCGAGACGGGTCCGCCGCGATCGAACGCCGTGACGAACATCATGTACTTCAGCGCGACTTCTTCGGCATACCGGTCATTCGGCCGGTGCTCACGGGCGGTCATCGGGCCACGGTTGTAGCCGCGCAACGCAACCTCGTTCACGCCGCCGAACTCGTCCACTCGATCCTTCAGGAACCGGATGCCGATTCGCAGGTTGTACTTCGGTACACCGAGTGTGCCCAGGCTACCCTTGCTCGGAGCCTCGAACTTGATGTCGAGAGCCTTCGCCACCTTCGCCCCGGTATCAGGCATCACTTGCATCAGACCGATCTCACCCGCCTTGCCGATCGCGCGGGGGTTGAATTGCGACTCCTTGTCGATCAGAGCCATCACGAGCCGGAAGTCCAGGCCCGCCGTCTTGCTCTCGGTGAGCAGCACACGCGGGAAGTCCACGAAGTCCCGGTACGGCGCGTCCGGGTTCCGCTTCAGCACGATCTCCATGATCTTCGCTTCGACCGCATCCGACACCTTGACCCGCTCGGCACCACGTGCCGCCTCTGCGCGCTCGCCAGCGTTGAACGCGTACTGTGCCACCGCCGCCAACGCCACTAGACCGAGCGCCGCTCCGATACCGACTGCTAGATTTTTCAGTCTGCTCATAACGAACCTCCTTTGTTCGGGTTGGTAGACTCCGCCTTCCCTACCTAGTTAGGTAAACTCAACTCGGTTTCGGCCCGCTCCTTCATCAGTAGAAGAGTTAGAGGGTCCATGTCACAAAGCATATCCGGTGCGGGGGTGTCCTCGTCTTCGTCATCGTGATAGCCTGCACCACCGCTCGGCGCGTCGAGCGCCACGTAGACCAAATCATCTTCGCCGCCTGCCCGCACCGCCCGCTTGAACTCGTTCATGAGAGCCCACTTCATACCGCGCACCATCAGCTTGCGTAGGCTGTCTTCGGTACGCGTTTGTCCGGCCGGACGAGCGGACGTGCAGTATCGTGCGAAAGTACCGTATGCCGCCATGAGCGCCACCTGACGAAGATCGTCACGACCCAGGTACGGGTGCGCCTGACCCTTTGTGGCACGGCGAGCCCGCCACGATGTCAGGTGATCCAAGCACTCGACAAACTTCGGGTGAGCTATCAGGTTCTCGAACTCGGAGTGATACTTGGGGGAGAGAACAGGGACAGGATTGCTGCCACGAATACCTCGGGGCATAGGCTCGCTCTCTTATCTGACCGGTCGGCAAAGCGCCTGATGGTCGGTTAATTGTTTGTGCCTTCTATTGTACCATCCTCAACAACCCACTCACCGTCGTCCCGCTGCTTCACCACGAGCGGCGGAAGCGAGAGCAGTGAACGCGAGTAGTCGAACGCCCGCGCCCACTGCTCGGCCTTCTTCTGCGACGAGAACGTCTTCAACCGACGATCTCCCGCGCCCGGTTACGAAGCGACTCCACGCTGCCATCGATCGCGAAGTCGTTGGCGATGAACCGGACGAAGTTGAGTGCGTCCACGATTCGCTTCGCCGTCATGATCCGCTCCTGAGTATCCTCGCCCTGACAGCACGAGCACCCCCAATTGCAGACCGCGATAGTCGCCCCCTCGATCCGGCTCGCGTCCACGCTCGGCGCGTGAAGGTCACGGATACTCGTGAGCCCACTGCCGTCCTGGAACCCCTGCACGAAGCGCGGCTCAGGCTTCGGACGCTGCACCGCAAGCCGCTTCATCACGCTCTTGCTTCCATTCATTGGCCCCTCCCTGAACTGTGACGCCGCAAGAACTCTTCGCGGCCGATCACAGTAATGTAGTTGTTCATGCGCTCCGGGTGCGGATACAGAGCCTTCCGCCCCTTCGGTTGTCGGCAGAAGTCGCCAGCCGCCGCCTTGCATCTCGGACACTCAACGGCGTTGCGAGCATCGGTGAACCCCCAACCCGTCAAACCGGCTGCACGATCTTTGTCGTTGATCATGTGTGCACGATCGCGCCCATGTACGAACGCGGAGTCGTGTGGCTGATCGTCACCGCGTGACCAGCATGACCAGCCTCGTACGCCCCGGCCGACGTTGGCTTCACGTGGTTCTTCTCACCGCAGTCCAGACACACCACGATCACGGTCTGGCACTTCCCACCACAGAAGCACCGCTCGCCGGACTGCGCGAGTAGCTGCGCCGTGCTCGGTCCGCGATCCTCGCGGCGTACGATCTCGTCCTTGAATGCGTTGACGTGCTCTGCCTCAGCCGTCTTGTCGAGAATGATCATCGGCTCCCCCTGTACGTTCCGCTGATCGATCCAGCGGTAAACGGTTTCGTTGTACCTGCGGCCATCCCGCTACCATCGCCCCTGCCCGCCGTGTAGCTCCGCTCCTTCGTGACCGTGATGCCCTGCCCGTCGTTCTCCGCCTTGTACGTGTTGTTCACGCACGCCCCGTTGCTCGCACACGCCTTGTAGGTTACCGCCGACGCATCGGGTGCCGGAGCCCACTGCGACCCGGCCGGAGCCGAACGCTGCGCGTACGATGTCGCCGCGTACTCCTGACATGTTACACCCTTCACGGTTCCGGTCAACCACAGAGTCCGCGCCGCTGCCTTGCAGTTCCGGTCAGTCTCGGACTCGAACGCGAACGTCTGCTCGATCACCCACGCCTTGCCGTTGCGGTTCACGTAGAGCCCCCACTCCGCGCTCGCCGTCTGCACTGTGACGAGCACAAACACTGCCGTCAAGATTGTCTTCATTGTGACTTCCTTTCTTCCCGCTGGCACTCCGGGCACAGCGGATTGTATGATGTCAGACGCCCGCAGCGTGCGCACGCGCGCCACGTCAATCGGCCGATCCAGTCGTACATGATTTCTCCTTCCATCAGGTGCGTGAGTGAACTATTGCTGATCATCATTCCAACCACTCCTGTTCCGGCTCGGCGTCCACACGGAACCCGTGCTCAGCGAGCCAATCTTCGATGTCCTGATTCGGCCACTGCTCGGGCGACGGCGCAGTCTTCCAGTAGTCGCGGATCGACTGCCGCGCCCGAGCAACCTCAGCAAGGTCGTTGCAGATGACGATGCACAGAATCTCTGAGTCCGTCCCGATGTTATAGACCACGAGAGTCTTCATGCGCTTTCCTTTCTGCCTCGCACGTGTGTGCGGGCCACTCGGCGACGGGCAGGGTTTCGTACTCCGAGTACTGCTCCATGCCGCACCGGGTGCAGCACAGTGAACAGCCGGGACACTCAGACTTGCTTCGCTCCATCGATCTCCCCCTTGTTCAGGATGCGCGCGTTGGTGCGCGCGTCGGTGATAGACGTGTACTTCCCGACGATGCACTTCAATTCGTTGTCGTACAGAAGAAAGGGTCGGCCCCAATCCTCGCACGGCCGAACCTCGTACCGCAACGGCGGTTGGCTCGGATCGATCGTCACACCCGCCGTCGTGTTCGCGTGTCTGCGGTAGACGGCACGCAGCGTCCCGAGCACGTTCTCCAAGTCACGGGCCAGCGACGAGTCCCGCATCTGACTGGCGTGCGTGACCATACGACTCAGGTCCATGATCGCGCTCGCCGTCATCGCGATCGTCTCAGTCTTGATGCACCACTCCTTGTGATCTCTCGGAGTCACTTCGTTCATGATAGCTCCTTTCTCAGTCGTCGCTCCTGAGCCGGTCTCAGGGTCAGCGCACCGTGCTTGTGCCAGCCGAACTCACCGCAGAACGGACAACGGCGTTGACGGCTGACCTTGGTCGGGAACACTCTCCCGCACTTCGAGCACTTCACCGCCCAGGCCATCGCGTTCTCCTTTCAGAAGTCCCACGCGGGCGGAGCGTCGCTCGCCTTCAACTGCGCTAGCTCACGCTGCACCCGGCCAAGGTCCTTGTTGAGGGCCATGTTGCTCTTGCCCGCCGCGTTATTGCGCAAGCGAAGAGCCTCGTTCGTTCCGCTCAGCTTGCGGATGGTCTCTTGCTGTTCGAGCACGATCGCTTCGAGCCGCGCCCGCTCAGCCTCGGTCCGAGCGTACTGCTCGTCGAGCGGCAAATCTCTCAGATGTTCCATCGTTCCCTCCCTTAGATTAGTTCCTCCACGATGATCCGAACGCTCGCGTGAAACCGGCCCTTGAAGAAGCGCCGCTGCTCTTCGGCGATCGCCTCAGCCGTCGCCGGGCCACGCCGCATAGCGGTGAGACGATCCGGACCCCACACACCACCCTCTTGCAGGTAGAACGCCGGGCCGTACTCGTCGGCCAGAACCACGATGTACTCTCTCATGGTCAAACCTCTTCATCGAACGCGTTGCGTGCGCGTCCGGGTTTGGGTGTAAGGATCACTGCTTTCTTCGGGAGCACCGGCACGAACCGCTCTCCACCGGTCCCGCCGCTGATCGTGCCTGTCGTCTTCGGAGCCTTCTGTACCGGAAGCACGTTGCCCTCGACACGTCGGATCAGGTACAGATACCGAGCGTACGTCGTGACTACCTCGAACTTCGTCCCCGCCAACGTGATGCGCGTAGCCTCGGCGATGGTCACCAGCCAGTAGTCCTGCGCGAACCAAACGCAGTGCGAGCAGCCTCGGGGTTTGTCCGGTTGCTTGAACCGCCAGCCGGGACAGTCGCACGTGTAGTCGCCGTCGCTCCACCGCTTGCAGGTATAGTCCTTGTCCGAGCCGCGTCGTGTGCTCGGGTATTTCCTCTCGTCGATCAGAGTCCGCATTCGATCCTCCCTTGCCCCGGTTCCCTGCCAGGGACATTCAGTGTGGAACGTGTGAGACCGTTGACGTTATCTCCGGGTGCTTCGCGGCATGACCCGCGCCTGCACTGCGCGCTCGTTAGCGTCGCATCTCACACGTCGTCATCGTCGAACCGAATCTTCGCCCTCATGTCGGGCGGGCGTTTCGGTGGGCCAGGCGCAGCGATGCGCTCGTCGAGAAGCCACGCCACATGGCGTTCTTCGACCTGTCGTAACCCGGCAGAGTCCACCACGAACAGACCGCGCAGCGAGCAGTACCGCCCGCTCGTGTTCTTCACGCGGTCGAACCACGCGGGTCCCTCGTCCGGACCCCAGCGTATGTCGAGCGCCACCGGCAACGGCATGAGCAACCGCACCGGCACCACGAGCCGGACGATCTTGTACAGGTTCACTGCTAGGCTTGGGTACGAGCGTTGAGGCTTGATGAACTCCCGCTTCCATCCGTACGTGGTGTCGCGCCCGGTGATCCGAGCGACGTACGGCTTACCCTCGCTCGCGGCCCACACGCACAGAGACCCGGCCGTCACGTCACGGCCGGGCTCTAGCGTCACTGTCCAGTCGGGCATCAGTTCCTCGCGAACTGGCTGACGACTTCTTTCTTCACCGTCCAGCCGAATCGCTTCGCCGACGCGAGCACCGACGCGCGGCTGTATGCGACCTTGATCGCGCCCGCCACCGTCTGAAGCTGAGCGGTGGGCATCTGCGACGTTAGCTCACCGTTGCGCAGCGTCACCGTGTAGCCGTGAGCCGTGAAGTCGAAGTTCTGTCCGCGACGGTACACGCTCTTGTACTCGTCGGTCAGCGCTTTCTCCAACAGGTCGTGATCGCCGACGTTCTCCAACTCGACTGTATTAAGCCTGATTCCCCAGCAAGGCATGCTCAGCCCTCCGATCGGCCACGAAGATAGCCGGTGATGAAGTTGAGGTTGTCGGTGTCCTTGTCCTGCTCGTGCTGCGCCGCCTGAATCTCCGACGCGAGCCGGTCCTTGTCGTCGTTGTCCGCGTGTCCCGCTTCTCGTCCCGCCGCCTGATCGTTGCGCGCGATGATCACGTCGAGTGAGTGCATGGTTACTTTCCCCCTTTCGCCTTCGGCTTCCAGAGCACCAAGGCGATGTTCGCGGATCGAATCTCGTACGCACCCTTGCGCGTGGTTTGTTTGACGGCCATGTGGCCCTCCGTTTCTGTGCTGGTTACCGGGAGCCGCGCACTGCGCTGCGCGTACTCTGCCCGCCTTAGCTGCGCGGCTCCCGTCCCGGAGTGTTGGGTTTAGACGTTCTCGTCGGCCAGCGTGATCGCGCGAGCCGGACGGTTCACCACCATCGTATCGAGATTCGCCTTGATCTCAGCGAACCCCTGCGAGACGCGCTCCTTGATGTCGGCGTCCGACCGGAGCGACTTCGCGTCCACGCCGCTCATGACCTTCTGAGCCTTCTCGACGAGCGCCGCCAACTCGGTGTCGTTGGTCAGGTTGCGCGCCGCGAAGAGCGTGGCGAACTCGTTGAAGTTCTCGACGAGCGTGTTACGGAAGACCTTCGCCTTGCCGTCGCTGTCCGACGACAGCCGCTCGATCATGTGCTCGACCAGGTCCACCATCCCGACGCGGAGAGCGTTGCGAACCTGCTCCGCCGCACCGGCCCACTCGGCTTCGACCTTCGCGCGCTCCTTCTCGTACAGGCTCGCGCTGATCGCCTTCAGCTTGCCAGGCGTGTCGAACGAGACGATGTTCCACTTCATCTCGAACGCACGCTTCAGGATCGTCACGGCCGGGTAGTGCCGCGCATCGAAGAGACCCTTCAGCCGATCGCGAGCCTCTTCGACCTTCGCGGGGTACGACTCGATGAACGCGTCGATCAGCTTCTCACGCTGAACCTTCGCGGCTTCGAGATACGCGTACACGTCTTCGAGCAGCGAGACCGGGATGCACTTCACGCCCGCCTTGAAGAGGCTCGACGGCAGGCACCGGGCCTCGATCCAGAGCCGCACCGCGCCGTCGAACGACGCGATCGCCCGTAGCTCGTCGCTATCGATGATGTCCCGGCCGACGTGCACCATGTCGGTGTCGGCGTCAACCACCACGTCAGCCGCGATGCCCTCGGACTTCTCGGCCACCTGCGACTTCTTCACCTTGCGAGCGGTGCCCAGGCGCGAGAAGGAAAGCACGATCGCCACGCTGTTCTCGAATACGGGGTTGCTCATTGTGTGTTCTCCCTTTCCTGTGTGGGTTAGTTGCTCACACGCTGCGACGCCGAGTGCTTCGCGTGCGCGTTGTCGCCGCGTCGAGTGATCGTCGTCTTGCCACCGAGCAGACGGCCCAGCATCCCGAAGAACCCTTCGGCGTTCTGATGAACTTGCGGCCCGACGTGTCCGGTCGTGCTCTTGATCGTGCCGTCCACCAGAATCTCGACGGTCATCTTCGTACCGTCTTTCTCGATCGTGTACCGCTCGGCTACGTTGTCTGCCATGCGTCCCTCCGTTGTTGAGTACCGGGCGGGGTGTCCGGTCCCCCGCCCGTCCCGAGTTAAGCGGTCTCGTCTCGGCGCGCCCGACCCTGCGTCGGACGGTCGGCGACAGCGACCGCGACTTGCTCTTGCTCTTCGACCCGGTACACGCCCGGCCGGTTGGCGTCGAGGTACTTCCCGTCCGCCTTGTTGCGCAGCCGCGTGATCGACTCTGGATCGTTCTTCGCGACGAACACCACGTACTGGCATGCCTCGTCGAGGTTGCACCCGAGAAGGTCAGCCTGCTCGCACACGTTACGGATGTCTGAACCGGTCCAGTCCGTATCGTCGGGCAGCGTCGCCGGACGTTCCAGACCGAACTTCTTCAGATTGATCGACCAGATTTCATCCTTCTGCTCGCGGTTGGGCAGGTCGAACATCCACATGCCCAGCTTGAACCGACGCCGCAGAGCAGGGGGCATCACTTCCAGGTCGTTGCACGTGGCGACGAAGCACACACGCTTGCCGCCGACAGCCTTGATGACCTTGAACAGTGCGCGGAGCCGCTTCTCGCTCTCGCCCACCAGGCTGTTCTTCGTTGCGCCAAGGTCCATCGCCACGCTCAGCACGCGCCGCCCGCTCACCACCGTGGCGGTGTTCGCGAGGCCCTTGGTGATCAGCGACTTCGCGCAACCGGGATGACCGAGTGCGATCATGCCGTTCCAACCGTTGTCTTCCATCTCGCGAAGAAAGACACCGAGCGAATCCTGAGCGATACCGGTGTTGTCACCGGCCTGGCCGTTACCGCCGAGACCGCCGAGAAACTTCTCGATCTCGTCGATCCGCACGTACAGAAGCGGGGCCTTCTCGCTCTTGATCAGTCGCAGCCCGAACGACTTGAACTGATTCAAGCCGCCCGCATCGTCGAACGTCTCAGACCCACGATCGACCGTGAGCCCAGCCGTCTGTTCGATCGTGCTGATCTTCCGCTCCCACAGATTGTCGATCACGAGCCCTTCCTTGGTCAGGCACATGCTGACGTTCTGCTCGACAGCGAACGCGCTCGGCAAGCCGCGCACCGCGTCGATCGCCTGTTCCATCTTCTTCGGAGCCAACTCGGCGAGACCCGAGTCCTTCACCTGAGTCTCGATGATGTTCTTCAGATCGGCGTCGCTCGGGAGCGGCACGTCGATCGTGATTACGTCGTTGGTGATCTCAGCGGGCCAGTTGAACGAGGGACCCAGGATCACCAGCGTGCGACGGTTCGCCTTGAACCGGTCGCGCAGATTCCAAATGCCCTGCACCACCTGACCGTTCTCACCGCTCGGCTTATCCTCGAAGTACCGGTGGAGGTTCAGCGCGAACACGATCGTACCGCGCACAACGCGCTCGTTCGTCGCCGCGTCGAATACCTCACCAGGTAGCTCGCTGATCACCGCGAGGGCCGCGCTCGGGTTGGCCGTTAGCTGCGCCCACTCCTTGCGAGCCTCACGCTTCTTCGCATCGTCGAACTTCTCGAAGCCGGGCGACAGGATCGAACCGACCGCCGAGTCACCGTACTTGTTCAGGCCCTTCAGCCCGTCCATCGCGTCCCAGGTGCAGAGCGGGATCGGCGTCTTCGCGCCCTCTTCGTTCTGAGTGCGCAGCTTGGTGATGACATCGGCCGGATCGAAGCACGAGATACCGACCAGAGGCACCGCCGTCTGCCGCGTCCGCTTGAACGTGTCGAGCAGTTCCATTTCAGTTTTCCTCCGTGTTAGTTGTTTGAGCGTCACGCCGTCTGGCTTCCCGTTCCTTCTTGCGTCGCTCGTTCGCTTCCTTCAGCCGGGCCTTTGCCTCAGCGTCCATCGGTTTGCGTCCACGCTTCGGGTGCGCTTTATGAAACGCGCATCGCTGGCAGGCACCGTCAACGTGCGCCGCCGTCATCCCGCACTTGTCGCAGTACTTCAACTCCGCCATGTTCACCCCCGTACCTAGTTAGGTAAACTGCGCGGCGGTACCCGATCCAACGGTACCCCCCGTTTGCCGCCGTCCACGATGATCGTGATGGTCTCGCCGTCTGCATCGTCGCACGCGACACCGTGATACCCGGCATCACGTAGCTGACGCAGCCGGTCGCTTACCTCGCGTCGATTGCGGTAGCCGCGCTCGATGATCCGCTCCACTCTTCATCCTCCGTGCGGCGAACGACGCCGCTGTACTGGTTGCGCTCTTCGATGCACGCCGGGCAGTACCGGCCCTCGCTCGGTTCACCGCAAGCACGGCACTCGGTCACGATGTTCAGTCGGGGCATTTTCGTTTCTCCTTTATCCGTTGAGTACGCCAGCGTTCCACACCGTGCGCTTCTTGCAGCTAGGACCGATGCCAAGCGCCACGCTCTTCGCGTCCTTCAGCGGCGCGGCGCACACACAGCACATGCCGAACCGGAGACCGAAGTCCTTCGCGGCTTGCTCGGTCATCCGATCGTCGGGAGTCAGCGAGAAGATCGCACCGCGCTCGTACACGAACTCGAAGTGCACAACCTCGGTGCCGTTGTCAGCGAGCCGGTCACCATTGATCGGCGTCAGCCGCTTCGCGTAGCAGTTCTTGCTCTCGCGCGCTTGCTGCACCTTATAGATGATGCCGTCGCGCTGATACATCCCGGTTTCGGTGATCATGTTATCCCCTCACGATGCGGGCGACGTTCTTCGCGTCGCTCCGGTAGTAGGCCCGGTTCTTGTCGCTGTCGAAACACGTCTTCCCGAGAAGTGTGCCGTTGTACTCGATCGCGTCGGGCAGCTTCTTGAAGGAACGGTACGGGTCGTCAGCGTCGATCGCAACCTCAATGTACGTGACACCCTGATAGATGGTGCACTGCTCGAACGTGATCACGTCCTTGACCGCCGTCGCGACGTTGCACATTGTGCCCTCGTTTGGTTGGTGGTTTGTTTTCTCGTTCGGTGTCCCACGGCCACGCCCCGATCGAATTGACGCCCGGCCTCAGACCGGATTCGATCGACATGTGGTTGCGCTCCACACCGGGGAACCTTCGTAGGGTTAAGACCCGCTTTCGGTTCGAGCGGCTTGGCTCCGCTCTGTCGCCCCCTGGCTCCCATCCCCGCTCCGGTTGTCCGCCCCGCTCTCGCTTGCGCGCCGTGGGCTCTGTGTCCCGGATCAGGTTCTCGGTCGGGTCTCGCTCCGCTCTTCGCGTCCGGCCTGGCGGCTCTGTCCCTGTGGGCTCTCCGCCTTGCTCTCCGGTCGCGGGCTCCTGTGCGGCCCCGCCTTGCTGCTATGTCGGTGGCTCACCTTCACTGCACCCCGCAGCTACCACCGTCCTACAGCTTCAGAATAGCATAGTGGTGGCGTAGTGCAACGAAAAAAGAAGGGCTAAAAGGGTAGGAATTACGAGGACTTGCGCATCAGGGAGCGCATGCGATCTTCGCGGGTCGGCGCGGTACGCTCGACAGGACGCGCCCCGGAGCCCGCATCTTTCCCGCCGTCCCATGTACAGAGGACGGCCGGTAGGTCCCACGCGCGCATCGTGTCGTACAACTCGTCGGCTTGCTTCTGCGCCTCGGGCTCCGCATCGGCCGCGAGCAGAATACGAGTCAGCTTCTTCGCTTCGAGCAACGCCAGCTTCTCAGGCGTCAGGCTCACGCCCAGCATCGCGCTCGCTGTCGGCTGACGATCGAGGTTGCCTCGATGCCAGCCCATCACGTCGCCGACACCTTCGACGATCAGTGCCTCACCGCCCTCACGGATGCGATCGTAGTTGTACAGGATGCCGCTCGCTGGGAGCGCGCACTCAGAGCGCGGATCGCTCTTCGGCCCGTACCGGCTCGTGATGTACTTCTTCTCGAAAGTTTTCTCTATCGTGCGCGCCTGGAACGCGACAGCCTCGCCACCCTGCACGATCGGGATGATCACGCGCTTTGCGTAGTATCCGGTCAGACAGTAGCCCAGGCCCCACAGCGCAGCGTCACTCTCGCCGATACCCCACTGCGTCTCGACGAACTTCAGGAACGTGCGCTGCCACGGATCGATCGGCCCCGGCCCCGAGCGTGCGAGCGGTTTCATGCCCTCGGGCCAGCGCACGAAGTTCTCACTCTCACGCTGACTCAGCTTGTACTCGATCACCCGCGCCGTGCCGTACTCGCGCCGCAGGAACCCCATCGCGTCGGCACGCATCCGTAGCTTTTCGAGTCGGCGCACCAATTCGATCGCACCGTGGTCCAGGCGCTCATGCGCTTCGCAACCCACGTTGAAGCATCCGCACGTCCAGTACGCTACGTGCACCCAACCTCGGCCCTTGGTGTCGCGGCACAGCGGACAGTTGAACGTACGCACACCTTGATCGAAGCCTCGCTGGCCCATATCGTTCAGGACACGGACATGCGTGCGGAGCCACTTGTCCAGATTGATCGTGCGCCTGTCGTCGCTCATACGTCGCCCTCGTCGTTCTTCGCGCGCTTCCGTGTGCTGGCGATCCATCGATCAACCTCGGACGAATCTGCCAGCGTGATCTTCGCTTCACGGAAGTTCACGACGTAGTCGCCAGCCATGACTTCGTCACGCTCTTCACGAGCCGCCGCCATGTAGAGTCGGCGCACGTTGTTCTGCACCAGGATCGGCGGAGAGCAGATCGCAACCGCGCCGTCCACTGCGCCGATGACGCCGAACGATTCACCGATGTCGTTCTTCCTGATCGGCACCTTGTCTACTGCCTGCCGATTGACAAGGGCCGCGCTCCATACTACCACGTCCATCGCCTTCGCCAGGTCCGCCATCTCGTACGCCGTCGCGTACAGAATGTGCCGCACTTCGCGCTCGCTCTTGATCGAGCCCATGATGTTCAGATAGTCGAAGATCACCACGTCGATCTTGATGCCCTCGTCGCGCATGCGTTTGATGTCCTGCTCCACCATGCGGACGCTGGCCTTCTCTCCGGTGCGGCGCGTCTTCACGAAAATTTCCCCGGCCCCCGACGCGCGGAGTCCCTGGATCGTTTTCTCCAACCGATCGATCCGGCCGAACCGATCATCGGTCGTGAGCAAGTCCTGCCGCCCTGTCTTCGACACCCACTGATCGAGTCGGTACAGCATGCGAACGTCCTGCATCTCGTACGTGTTCAGGAAGACGTTCTTGCCTCGGGTCATGCCCTCCTTCGCGACGTTGAGCAGGAACGTCGTCTTACCGCCCTTCGGCGGCGCGAGGAAGAACCACGTCTCCTTGCGCGCGGGTCCGCCGCCCGTCTCATTGTCGAGCACACGGAACCCAGTCGGGATGCGCTCGCCCATGATGTCGCCCGTTCGCCACGCTTCGAGCCGGTCGGCCACGTCACCGATGAAGCGGAGAATACGGCCCTCATTCTCCGCACGCACCGGCTGGAACTTCGACAAGGCTTCCCGAGCAGCCTCGGGGCCATCGGTGCCCAGCGACTCAGATGCGTCGAGTAGCGTCTGCTCCATGCGCCTGAACTCGATCCACTCTCGAACCTCCTGATAGATCGGGTCGGCGTTCTCGGCAACCTCGGTCGCCAGTACCATGTCCCATTCGTTGCCGATTGCTTCCTTCTCCGCGTCGGTCCTATCCTCTATCGCCCGCTCGATCAGGGTGTCCAGGTAGCTCACGGGCGGACGACCCCCGTTGGCCTCGACGTACGCTGCGATCACCGCCGCGATCCGAGCCCTCGGGCTCGAAGCCTCGCCGAACAACTCCGGCGTGAATGCTCCGGGCAGGCTCTTGATCAGGTCCCCGTACACAGCCTCAGCGATAACCTGCCGGGCTAGACCGTCGCTCCACACCCGCTCAGGCATCTGTCGGTCTCCCATTTTCAGCCCCAGGCGTCGCCGCATTCCGGGCGGCTAGCCGCTTTCTCGCCATCTCCCGGTACCTCACAGCGGTGAGCGGGTTTCTTTCGATCCTGGTGACTTCTAGGCGATTGCCGTGTTCATCGATTCGGCCCTCAGCGATCGCCTGTAGACGAGTCTGTGCAAGAATCTCGGCGTCCCGCTTTTCCAACTCAACCCGGTCGATCTCCGCCTGAGCCCGCTCTCGCTTGTTCTTCTCACACAGGTCACACCAGACGTGCCCCGGTTTGTTTATGTCGGAGAAATGCCTTTGAACTCTGTCGTATTCGGCCTCGGCCTTGTCTCTCGCTTCCAAGGCTTCGACCTTCGCCTTGGTCTCGAACAGCTTCCCGACCATGTCCGGCGTCAGGTGGCGCGCCCGGTCCCCGTTCGTCTTGCTCAGGACGATGAAGACCATCGAGCCGATGAACCCTAGCTCCCACCGGTCCAGGTAGTCACGGCGCGCGTTGAGATAGACGACGGCGTCCTTGACTTCTTCGAGCGGGTCACACTCCCGGTCACACTTTTGTGACCGTGTGACCCCTTGCACTTCAGAAGGAGACTCGGTAGTGCTGAGGGTCACACTGTGTGACTCGGGCGCTTGTGTGACCGGCAACTCTGTGTTAGTGTTAGAGGTTTCTTCGGTCACACTAGGTTGGTCACACTTTTGTGACTCGCTTGTGGAGTGTGACCGAGTGTGACCGCTAGATGTAGTGGGTGCGCCCATCCCGCAGACCCGCTCGTGCTTGGCCTTTCGATCCAGGCTGTTCACACCCTTGCCGCAGTGCTGACACGATAGAGCCATCAGCCCCTCCACTCTTCGATGGTGAACCCCTGAGCATCATACAGGGCGAAGCGGCTACCCCAATGGTTCCCGAGCCAATCCTTATCCTCGCGCTCGGTCCCGGTGTTGCCGCCGTCCCGGCAGTCATAGATCAGAACCTCGTCCTTGCCCGGTCGCTTCCTCAGCATGCGGCCGAGCCCTTGCATCACCGCCGTGTCGCTGAGCCCGCCACCCGCCATGACCCCAACGTCTACTTGGGGTAGGTCGATACCCTCTCGGGCGAACGGGGTTGCGATCAGGACAGCGGCACCCTCGGCGCGCCTGAACTGAGCCAAGGTGCGCGGCCGGTCGGGAGCGTTGCCGTCCATGCCCCACACCGGGGCCTGCCCGAGTCGGGCGTTCAGCGCGGACCATAGTAGCTCCATGTGCGGGACCCGCGAGCACAGAACCAACACCTTCTCATTCTGCGCCACGTGTCGGCAGATGACTTCGAGGAGCAGTTGGTTCCGTGAGTCGTTTTCAACGATGCCGCGCTCGTACATCTCCTTGAACATCAGAGCACCGAGCGTTCTCAACTGACGGGGGTTCTCTCGCCAAGTCGGGCAGATGAAGTCGCGGATGTCTTCATAGGTGGGGTAGGACGTGGACGGTGGGCAGAGAACAATCATTCGTGGCTTGGCGAGGAACCCCAGGTCAGCGAGTCCGGACACGGACGTGGTTCGCCACGTCGGGCCGAATGCTCCCTCGATCTTGAACTGATTCACCGGCTCGGGGATGGCCCCCAGCGTCGCACTCAGAGCAAACCGGTACTGAGCCGACGTACACTGCATAAGGATTTCTTGCCACGAGTCCGCCGACGCGTGGTGTCCTTCGTCGGCGATTACGCACCCGAATTCAGCGAGGTACGGCTTGACGATCTCAGGCGCGCCGCGCTTCTCGTCGAGCATGCGGCCGAGCGTCTGAGTCATGGCGACGACGACGCGGCCGTCTCCGGGGATGTCCTTGCCCGCACCGAGCACACCGCACTCGATGTCGAGCAGTTCCTCGAAGCGTTCGACCGTCTGCGAAAGTAGGTCCTTGGTGTGCGTGAGCCACAGCGTGCGATGTCCGATGCGCCGCGCAGCCTCGATGCCGATGCGTGTCTTGCCGCCACCGGTCGGGTGTTCGAGCCCCAAGCGTCGAGCCCGAATCATCTTCTCGATCGCGGGCTCTTGATCTTCAGGACGCACAGAGATTGGAGTCGGGGTGAGCGGACGTTTCTCCATGACGAGCGGCCAGCGGACCACTGGCTTCGGGAAGCCCCCGTCCACGAGGGCACGTATCACTCGCCACGTGAGACCGGCCAGGAACGTGTCCCCCACTTTGAGGAACCGCGTCTTACCGTCACCCCAACGCAAGTACGCCGCGCCCGGAGAGTCGAGCGTCAGCATTTCCTTGATCAGCGCAGTCTGATCGTACGGGCCTTTCAGCCGGGACCAGATAGCACCAACGTCGATCGTCGAGGGAGTCATCTACCTAGTTAGGTAAACTTCCCTCAGACGTTCGTGCAAACGTACTCCACCGTTTCTCCACGCGAGAGCGCGGACTTCGCAGCCGCCGCGAGCGCTTTGATCGTCGCATTCGCTACACGCAAGCAGCCGTATGTCGCACGGAGAGAAACCCCATCAGCTTGTGGATCACCACCGTGTGCTTCCAGGCCATCCCAGCCCGGCTCAGCGTCTTCTCGAATTTTTACATCACCTTCGAGGGCGCGGATGCACAGCTTGAACGGGCCGTAGCTGTGAGCCTCAGCGGTAGAGCACTCACGTACCTCGAAGATTACCGAGCGTCCTGTCGGGTGATCTCCGTACGGCTTCTTCGGATCACGTAACGGATTGCCGTGCTCGATCGCTGCCTGATTGTCGGCCTTGCCTCGGCACCGACCAAGCATCACACTGTCGAGATAGATCGTTCCCTCTTGTGTCCGGTCAACTGGCAGTTTCGATTCGATGATCATGGCGTCTCCTGTAGTTTCTTCGGTAGCAGTGTCGTGTCCTCGATCGAGTGTAGGTTCTTCGACGAGGAACCATCCTTCAGCGTCTTCGAGATGTTGATAAGCGTGCTCACAGCCGTGAGCGCAGCCTCAGCCGGAGGGAACCCTGCCGCCGCTTGGTTCAGCGTGATCGCCTGCGTCGTGCGGTCCCAGCCCTTGATGAACTTCCGCTGTTCCTCGATCGCGTCGTACAGCAAGTCAGGCGTCATCAGCACGAGCCCCGGCCCGTGCGCGTCGCCGATCACCGTCGTCGCTCCCGCGTTGGTGCCTGTCTTCACCGTGAGTCGAAGAGTCGCGTCAGCCGGGTCTGGCAGGTTCAGGTTTGACATATACCAATCGTTCCCAAATCGAAAGATCACACGATGCGTGTTCCCCGTGAGCAGCTTCACAATAGGTGTATCCGGGTTCGTCACCGTTTGAAGAGCGAGCAGCTTGTACACCGTCGTGCCCACCATCACGAACACGCCGATCTGATGCGGGTCCGCGTTCGGGTCGAATGACGAGAAAGCCTGATCCACGTACGTGCCCGCGCCCGGATGCGTGGCCCGATAGATTGCCTTGATGAACGTGTACTTCGTGCCGCCCTTCGAGAAGAACAATTGCGGCGTCAGTTCCACCGAGTAGCGATCCATCGCTTGCTGACGAGTCGCAGACCAATGTACACGCACCTTACCGCCCGAGCCCAGGTTGGTCGCGCATCCGCCTGAGATAGGCTGACCATTGAACTCATAGTTCAGCGTCGTGTGTGTGCCGTCGAGCCCGCTGAAGAACGTCACCGCGTCGCGCTTGAACATCTTGCGCTTCGTCGGAATGTCAAGCGCTGAACCCGCTGTGAACAGAGAGCCGTCCGAGCGCGTCTGTCCCGAGATGCCCAGGTTGCCCGCGTCTGTGGTCAAGTCCCACGTCGCGAAGTTATCGTTGCCGATCGTCGCGCCTTGGCCCTCGATGAACAGGAACGCAAACGAGCGAAGGTCGGCGAACTCGTCGCCTCGTCCAGGTGAAAAGCGGTAGCCTGTATAGATTTCCTCAGCATGCGGGTTCGGTGCCGCGTCGATTGTCGCCTTCACAACCGCGTTGGTGCTCGCGTTGAGCAACAGCACGTGTTT